CAGTTGCCAGACATCCACGCCCATATTGTGTATTCTTTGCCCCACACGTCAAACATCAGTGACGCCACGGCCAGCAAAAACACAAACCCAAATATCTCTTGCCATAAACGCATATCAACCCCCTATGATGCTGTGACCACGATTGATCAGGCACTTGTTGACCATCTGCCGCACCTCAAATGGCAGGTGATACCAGCCACTGGCCATATCTGCCAACGCACGACACTCTGTTACGTCACGCTGATAAAGCTGTGCCTTATCTTCGGACACACGCAAATCGGCTATTGGGGCGCGGCTGGCGCACCCCGTTAGCACGATTGCTGTTACGACTAGCCATTTCATTTTGCAAACTCCCGTTTTGCTGTGATAATTACAAGCCTTACCACCATCATTACCACTTGTCTACACTTTTTACACATCCGCGCCCACTTTTTTTAATTCGGCAATCACGTCCGGTCTGTTTAGCTTGTAATAGGTGCGTAAACCATCAGTCATCGTTTGCCATTGCTCTAAGCTGACCATTCTGCGCTGTGGCGGCTTCCATTCGCTTGATTGGCTGTTAAACGCCCTAGGTTGCCCCGTAACGCGCTTTGGTGCCTTTTCCGCTTCACGCATACACCAGTTGCGCCAAAACGCCTGTACATCGACATACGCGGCTTTATTGCCGTTTTGCTGATCCCACATTCTGACGCGTTGCAGTATTTCGCCACCGTTTAAGCCTTTACTAGCGGCATATGCCAGATCTTCATCAGTTGGCGTCCAGTCACAAACTTTGGTTTTTCTATTTTTATTATTTATTGTTTTATATTGTTCGGGTGACAGATGGGTGTCACCACTAGGTGACAGAGCTGTGTCACTAGGTGACACTGTGTCACCTACCTTAGTTCGTAATGGTATGATTTGGTATCTGTTGGTCTTGTTTGGTGCTTTATCGACCGCCAAAAGCCCCATTTCGACCAGCTTTTGTACTTTACGCATCACTGTGCGTTCGCTGCAACTTGCCGCGATTGCCAGCCATTTAATGCTTGGCCACGCCACGCTGTATTCATCGTTGTAACGATCACTGATACCGATCAGCACCAGCTTGGCAATACTGTCACCGATGTTTTGCTCTAATGCCCACGAAACTGCCTTAATGCTCATCGCTTATTATCTCCAATGTCAGTGCCGCATAGCCAATAATGTCCAACAGGCTATCAACGTGTTTGCAGTCGCTGTTTGCCAGCCGTGACAGTTTCATTGCTATCATCATCGCGCCAAACTGCTCCGGCGTTATGTCTTTACCAGCAATCATCGACATCATCTGGCTTGTCTGTGTCCAGTTTTTCCGGAGATCGCCGTAACTTTCCCCGCGCTGCTTCAATATCGCTTGCACATTTTCCAGTGCTTTAGAACGGTTCATTAAACACCTCTAATATTGTAAATTCTTCAATCGGCACTTCAGCCATCAGCCCATAATCGCGTTCAATGCCACGATCACGTCTGCCGCCAATAGTCGTTTCAAAATCCACGTTGAAATTGACATAGCCAATGCAGTCGATCCACCGCACGATCAAAAACGTCGGCAAGCTGGTTTCAAACGCCACTTGCCGCGCATACATCATTTTGTGCAGATGCAGCAACGATGTTTTGTATCGGCTGATCTCAAATGTGCGGCATTTTATTTCCGCAAACGCCGCTATGCCGCCATCACGCACCAGCCCGAAATCAAGCTGATCATACTGTGGCAGCTTCACAAAATCCACGTTCCAAACGCGGCTGACCGCTTGCATTGTTTGCAGTTCTAGCACCCGATTTGCTTTGGTTTCCATATCAGCCCCCGTTCGGATCGTATGACAAATTGTTCGGATTAAACGGTATGATGTTGTGTTTGTTGCGCTTGGTTTGGCAGTAATCAGCGCGGATCACCCCAAGTGGTTCAACACCATCTTCAATGTGTCGCGGATAAACCCGCACCTCGATGCCGGTTTTGCCTTTAAACAGGTGTATCGTCAGATCTTTAACGTCTATCCAGCTTTCAGCCGACAACATCGTATAGGTGCGATCACCGATGGTCTGGTACCCGTCATCCATTTGCCAATATCTCCCGCGTGACATAACAAAACGTGTCAATGTCCATTTCGCACGCATATCGCCAGTCGTGCTTTTCAGCAATGTCACCGGCCATCACGAAAAACGTGAGATAGGTTAACGCTTGAACCGGCACCCTCACCCTCGTCTTTTCTCGATCCAGCCGGTAAAACAATGCAGGCATTTTATCGCCGCCAGCATATTCAGCCGCCGCGCATACTTGATCCCACCACGCACTATCAATCCCCGATTTTCGCCTCTTGCATTCCAAAACAAAAGGAAAATCGCAATCATTAGTGACCAGATCGCCAAGGTGTTTCTCGCGCGTCTGATCCAGTTCACGCACGAACGTGATACCAAGCTGATCGTATAATTCCTTTGCAATTTCATATTCATAGCCCTTGCCTTTATTCCGGCTTTTCAATCCAGACATCGCTGCCCCCGTTCGGTTGGTTTCGCACATCATTGCCGAAATGCAATTAATCTGTAAAGCGGAAATTTAAGTGTTGCAAAATGTGACTGCGTGGAATACGGTTGCGGAATGAAACGGGAAATCGGAAAAGAGTGGCGCGACGCTGACCTGACACACTTATCTGTCAGTCAGCTAAATCGCACGCCAGCATATTGGATTTACGCATATTTGTATCTGCGTGATGATCGTAAAAACATAACTGTCGGGGAAAACGCCGCAGTCGGCACAGCAGTGCATAACGGCTTGCAGTCAATCGTCTGCCACGGTCAAGACATCACTGATCAGATCTTGGCCGCGCAGATTGCGTTTGATTTCCACGATGCTAATCAGGATGCCGCAAAGCGTGAAAAATATCGTGATTGCATACCGGATATGATCCGCATCGGCACCGACATATTGGCCGAATACGGCTTTACAGGCGCGGTCGATGAAGAACGCATTGAAACGTGGCTGGATGGTGTCAACGTGCCGCTGATCGGCTTTGTTGACCTATTAGTGCCGGATACGATGTTCTGTGAAATAAAGACCAAAGCACCGCGCAAAACAAAGCTGCTGAAAGATGGCACGCAGGGTTGGGCAAAAGCGACCCTGCCAAAAGCACCGGAAAAAGCGCACGTCGCACAAGCAGCGATTTACCATTACGCGCTGCAAGTGACGCCATCGATCTGCTATGTGACCGACCACGATGCGGTGATGTTCACGCCATTTAACTGCGACGAATTGAAAGCCGACGCATTAGCTGATGCCGTTGAAGATATGCGGCAAAAGGCATTGATCCGGCAAAACCTGTTGCGGGTCAGCACCGATCCGAAAGTGCTGGCCAGCTTCACTGATCCAGACTGGTCGCATATGTATCAGTGGAAAATCGAAACCGAATATTTAGAAAAGGCAAAAAAACTATGGAAGCTGTAAAACTTGACAAAGCATTGAGCGATTTCCGCAATGCGGCAACGCTTGGCAAATCTGGCAAGAACCCGATGTTCAAAAGCCAATACAGCACTTTGGGTGATGTGCTATCTGCGCTGAATAAAATATCTGACTATGGTTTGGCGTTCAAACAGTATTTCAGTGACGATTGTTTGGTCACAACTGTGTCGCACATCGAAACCGGCGAACGGTTCGACAGTGCCATACCGATCCGGCCAGAAAAGAACACACCGCAATCATACATTAGCTGCGTGACCTATCTGCGCCGCGCCAGTTTAATGACGATGTTCGGATTGAATGCAGATGATGATGATGGTAACTTGGCAAGTGGCAATGGCGCGTCTTCCTCCCGTTCGCAGCCTATGTCAAAGGCACCGGCAGTCGCTCCCACTTCGGCTGTCGGTGCCGCCTCCCCAAACATCGATAAAGAATTGCAGCAGTGCAATAGTGCGCGTGATGTCAACGCGCTTTACACGAATCTGGTGCGTGTTCGTGACGTGACGCCAGATGAAATCGAAAAAATGCGTATTAGAAAAGAGGAATTGAAATGAACGATTATGATGATACAAATCGGGGCGCGATCTTCAAAAACGACAAAACATCTGACAATCAGCCAGACTATACCGGCAAGATCAATGTCGATGGTGTCGAAAAGCGGATTGCGTTGTGGATACGCGAAAGCCAAAAAGGCACCAAATATATGTCAGCCGCTATCAGCGACCCACAGCCGCCTCAAGCCCAGCCACAAAGCCAGCCGCAGGGTCAGCCGGTAACATTGTCACAAGCTGTCGATGATGCGATCCCGTTCTAAAAAAACAACGCGCCGGATGCCACGCTTAGAGCGTTGCATCTGGTGTGAAAAAGATGTGGATCTGAACGGCCACGATTATGTGTGTGACGGCAGCAAACAAGTGCTGCACGTTGAATGCTTTAACGACAGATTAGGGATTATAAATGCAAATCGACAAAAACATACCGCTGCCACCTAAACGGCACGCAATCAGATCAAAAGCTGTGGCTTTTGTTGATACAATGGAAGCAGGTGATAGCGTGCTTTTTGATGACGTGTTGGATGCCAACAGACTGCGTGACGCACTGCGTTATCGCGGCATTAAAACGTCAATGCGTAAAGGTGACGACGGGGTGCGGGTATGGCGTTTATCTTGAAAGTGCCGACCAAAGATGAAATCAAAGCTGCTTTG